GCCTCATCCTGCAGGCGCTCCCGGATCGCCTCCAGCGCCTCCATGACGCCCTCGAGGAGCGCGGGCCGCGCCTCCGCGCAGAGCTCCTCCTCCACGCGCTCGAGGTCCGCGTCCGTGCTCTCCGCGGTGATCCCGAGCAACTCCGCGGCCTCGCGGCGGATCGGCTGCAAGTAGTCGGCGGCATCCCACACCTGGACCGTGTCGCACTCCTGCCAATCGCGGCCCTCGAGGAGCTCCGAGATTTCGTCCATCGCGTCCGCGCCGTCGCCGCGGTACTCACCGACGCGGTTGTGGCCGTCCCATCGGATGGAGTAGCCCGCGACCGCACGCTCCGCCAGCGGGCGCACGTCCTCGAGGAGCTCCTCCGCGGCCGACCGCGTGAGCGCCGGGACTTCCCAGTGAGCCACACGGCCGTGGTAGACCGCGAAAGAGCGCGTGTTGCGGTCGTTGTGGTCGACGCGCACGGTGAGGGTCCGCTCCTCCGGGTCCAGCTCGAGCACGACGGGCTGGGGGCGATGCTCGCCGGGGCGGCGGTCGTGCAGGCACTCCGTCGGATAGATGATCGCGATGGAGGTCTCGGCGGTCTCGGCGGTCTCGGCGGTGATGTTCGTGTCGCTCATGGTCTCTCTCCCGTTTCGTCGGGGCTCCATCGCCCTGACACCACGGAACCTAAACCCGTCTAGACGTGCCGTCAACACCTTTCGGACGATTATCTCTCGCGCCGCGTCGATTCGCGCGAAACCGCTGGATATCTAGTCGATTCCGGGGAGCACCGGGTCTGCGGTGCACCGGCACTGATAGTCGTCGCCCGGGTGCGCACGACGGCCCGTGCGCGGGTCGACCACGGGCGGGTCCGCGTAGCGGTGGCGCGTGCCGTCGAGTGCCTTGTGCGTGAGCCGCACGCGTTCGTCGCGACTCGAGCGCCAGACGTATTCAGTCACACCCGCCGATTGATGCCGCGCTTGCTGCACCTGCCCATAGAGCTTCAGCGTTTGATCCCGCGCGAGGAGCCGCGCGTGTCCCGCACCGGTGCCCGTTGCGGCCTGAATGCGGCGCGCGAGGGTCTGCACGCGCGCGCCGCGATTCGCCAAGAGCGTGCGCTCCACCCGCGCGATCTTGCTCTCGCAGAGTCGCTTGATGAGGTCGAGGTTGCGCCGCCGCCAGAGGGTGCGCAGGAACGCGAGATTGGGCGCGGCCACATCGTCCAGCGGGATGCCGAGGGCCGCGAGCTGGCGCGTCCATTCGTGCTCCGAGTGCCGCGCGACGGAAGCGAAGACCCGCTCGAGGACGCGCGCCGCGCGCCGCGCGAGGAGGGAGACTCCTCCGAGGAGGGAGCGGAGACGGCGGAGGAGGAGGCGGACAGCGCCTTCCGGGAGAGCGACTCCTCCAGCGGGCCCCGTCACCGGGCCATCCGCGTCCGCGCGCGGCTCCTCGAGGAGCTCCGGCGCGGCCGCGCGCACCTCCGCTGCGATCGATCGCGTTAGCGCGCGGTCCAGCTCGAGGAGGGCCGCGGTCATGGTGGCCATCGCTCCCGACGGCGGGACACCCCTCACGCCCGACGGGCGCGCCGCGCGAGGCCTCCGACCGAGCACGCGCGCCAGCGGGAGCCGCGGCGCGTCCGCGCGTGCGACTGCGGCCGCGATCACTCTCGCTCCGCCGCGCGGTCCAGCTCTTGGACCTTTCGCTCTGCCCACGCCCGCCCCGCGTCGCCGCCCCACCCGTGCCACGCTTGCCAGCCGGGCCCACGATCGCCCCATGTCGCTCCGGCCTTGTCGACCTCATGGCGGTCGAAATAGGCCTTCATCCTCCTGACAGTCTCCGGCGAAAGCGCGCGGCCATTGAGCAGGTCGCGGGCCCGCGCGAGGCCGACGGAGGTCATCCCGCGCCGCGACGGCGGAGCCTCCGCGCGGGCCTCCAGCGCGCGGCGCGCGGCATCGGCCATTTCCTCCGTCGGCGTGAGGTCGACGTCCTCGAGGGCGTCGCTCCGCCAATCGCCGTCGGCCGTGGCCGCGTCGGGCTCCGCGTCGGCCGTGGCGTCGGGCTCCTCGCGGGCCTCGAGGTCGACGGTGGTCTCGGCGCTCCACCCCTCCGGGCGGAAGCGGGATCGCGCCACCTCCTCCGGCGTGAGCACGCCCGCTTGAACGTAGGCAACGTCCGTGTCCGCAACTGCCTTGCGGAGCGAGGCCTCCTCCGCGGGTGTGCTCGTGCGGAGCGGCGGCAACACGACGCTCCACCCCTCCGGCTCCGCGCCCGCCGTGGGCCCCTCGCGCGAGAGGAGCACGAGACGGGCGACCCGCTCGAGCGCCGGGAGGAGGACGGTGCGGCGTTCCGCGTCCACCACGTCATCCCACCCGCGAGTGTCCGCATCGCCGGTCGCGTTGAGGCCCGCTGGAGACCTCCCGAGGAGCACCGCGACCGGCATCCCGGCCGCGCCCGCGACGCGGAGAGAGTAGCGGTCGAGGAGCTCCGGGAAGCCCGACAGAGCTCCCACCTCCGTGCGTTCGAAGGACTCGCCGTCCGCGTCCAGGAGGATGGACCTTGCGACGCTCCGAGAGAGGTCCATCGCCTCGAGCCGCGCGCGGAGGAGGCCCTGCGGGTCCGATCCCAAGAGGGCCATCAAGTCCCTCATCTTGAAGACGGACACGGAGCTCTGCGAGAGGAGCTCCGTCACCGACGCGTGCGCCCCATTCCACTCCTGGAGCACATCGAAAAGGTTTTGCAGGACGGATTCGCCCCACCCGTCGAGTTGCGCGCGGCGCGTCCGCGTGGTGGTGAGCCCCTCGAACCGCACGACGCGCGTCCAGTGCACGAGGGAGTTGTCCGAGCCTCCTCCGCTGGACGTGCGCTGGAGCCGATAGACAATCGGCTCACCGAAACGCGCGCTCGTGGGGCTCGTGTCCCACGCGTGCGGCACGAGCTCGAGCGCCGTGACGCTCGCGATCCACCGCACCGCGCGCAGCGCGGTCACGTCCAGCTCCTCCTCCGGCCGACGCCCATCGTCGCATCCGAGGAGGAGGGCCCCGCCGCCGTGCACCCGCGACCAGGTCCAGGCCTCGCGCGCGCGCCGCGCAAGGAGGAGGTCGTCCAGTGCTCCCTGGAGCGCCGTCTCCGCGGCTTCGTCCCCCACGCGCACGCGAAAGCCCGGGCGCATCCCGGCCGCAGGGAGAGCATCCGCGATGCGTCTCGCGAAGGCGTCCTCGTGGTAGAGAAACTCCAGCGCGGCGCGCCCTTGCCTCTCACTCCCCTGAAAGGCGAAGCGCGAGCGGTGGCGGGTCTGCCCGGCGACTGCGCCGACGCCGGTGAAAGCGTTGGCCCATCCGTCGACACGCGCCACCGCGCGGCGGAGGAGGGCTCCGAAGGTGGAGGAGGAGGTGTCGGAATCGTTGCTCACGGGCGGTCTTTCTGCGGCCCGAAGGCCGCGCGGAGGCGGGAAACGAAGCTCCCCGCGCGATGATTGAGTGCTTGCGTCGCGGCGTCAACGTCATCGTCGTGTCGAGCGCGTGGGAAGCCGATTAGCGAGGCCTCGAAGCTCCCCTCCGCGGCATCGCGCGAGAGGTCGACCACGCCGCCGCGGAGCCACGGAGCGCCCCGACGGCCGTCGGGGTATTGGGCCCGCTCCGGGTGCGGGAGGAGGACGTTTCCCGACGCGAAGAGGGGAGCGACGGCGTGCGCCCGGCTTTCTTTTCCTCCCTGCGGCTCGACGGGCGTGAGCCCCGAGAGACGGCCGGTCAAGGCATCGATGATCGCCGGGCCGTTGGCCTTCGCCTCAATGAGCTTCGTGACGGCCCGCGGCCATCGCGCGCTCATGGCTTCGATTGCGGCGCACGTCTCCGTGAAGCTCATCCGGCGGGTGTCGCGATCCACAAGCCAGTGGTCGGGGCCCGCGTGACACCACACCTGAATCGAAACGAAGTCCGATCCGTCACCGCCCTTGAAAGCCGCGTCGACGGAGAGCGTCCAGGAGGCCTCGCGCGGGAGCTCCACCCAGAAGCGGCGAAGCCACTCCGCGCGAAAGATGCCTCCGCCCGCGGGCGCGGGGCGCTGTTGGAGCTGCGCCGCGGTGCCGAAGGGGCCCAGACTCGACTCGAGCCGGGCGACCACATCCTCCGGGTATCGCCCGGGCACGAGGAGCTCCCCCTCCTCCGTGCGCGGGTCGCGCGCGTAGCGGCGAGGATGGTGCCGCTCGTGGCGCATCGGGAGGCAGAGCACGGTGGCGCCCGCTCGCTCCATCTCCGCCGCAAGGTCGCGTTCGTGGAGCCGCTGCATCACGAGCACACGCGCCGAGCGACTCTGATCGCGGAACCGGGTTGCCATTGTCTCGTGATGCCACCGCAGCACGGCCTCCAGCTCGAGGCCGGAGGCCATCGCCGCGCCCTGCGGGTCAATCGGGTCATCGACCACGTGCGAGTCCGCGTGCATCCCGAGCACGGCCCCGCGGACCGTGACGGAATAGCGCCACCCGCCAGAATTGAGCGCGTAGAAATCCACCGCTTTCGACGCGGACGCGCCGCGCGGGATCGCGACCTCCGGCCACCTCGCGGCCCACCACGGCGAATCGATCAACGCGCGCGTGCGCCGCGCATTGTGGAGGATGACCCGCTCATTGAATGACGCCGTAATCAGGCGGTGCGTCGGGTCCAGCGTCCAAAGCCACGCGGGCCAGAGCACGGACGCGAGGAGCGTTTTGCTCGTGCCGGGCGGGACGTTGATCACGAGGTCGCGAATCTCACGCCGCGCGACGGCCTCGAGGTGCTCTGCCACCGCGTCCAGGTGCCATCCCCACGAGAGGGGTGCGGACTCCACGAGCGGCCACGCGCGCCGCACGAACTCCGCGAAACCGCCGCGGCGCACGCGCTCCACGTCGACCGCAGCGCGGACTCGCTCCGGCGCGACGGGGGCGCTCACGCGATGGCCTCCAAGTCCGCCAGCGCGCGGGCGAGGGCCTCCGCGGCGGCGCGGACTCGCCGCACCCGCGCCGAGTCTCCCTCCGCCGCGCGCTCGAGGGCGCGGGCGACCCGAGTCGTCGCGCGGCGCGCGTCCGCGGCCAGGTCCGCCACCGTCCGCGCCGTCCTCGCGCGGGTGATCCCGGCCGCGGTGATGCGGACGGTGCCGGTGCCGAAGCCCGTGCGCTCCAAATAGCCCGCGGTCACGAGGGCCGACACGCGGGCGGAGATGACGTGTCGCTCCGGCGCGCGATTGTGCCGCGCGAGGAGCTCCGCGACCTCCTCGAGCGCGTGGGGCCCGGTGCTCCCCTCGCGCCGCGCGAGAAACCACACGCCGAGGAGCACGGCCTCTCGCTCCGACGCCACGCCGAGGAGCTCTGCCTCCTCCTCGCGCGAGGCGCGTCCCGGGATCGATCCGCGCCGACGCGGCCGGAGCTCCGATCGCACCGGCGGGATGGACCGCAGCGGAGCGGCCGCGGGCCGCACGGGCTCCTCCGCCGGAGGAGGAGGCGGAGGAGGAGGAGGGATGCGCACCGGCGGTGGGCGCGGGGGAGGAGGAGGCGGAGGAGGGCCCGGCGGCGCAATCCGGCGCGCCATCCCGAGGAGTCCGGCTCCGGGGCGAGGGATCGTGACGGTCACTGCCCACCTCCCACGCGCGACAGGAGCCCCTCGAGGGAATCCAGCTCCGCCGCGGAGAGGCCGGAGAGGTCTAGCGGGGAGGGCGCAGTCTGCACTACCTCCGCGCGCGGGACGCCCACCCGGTCCAGGAGGGTGCGCGCGGCGGCGGAGGCCACGGCCGGGTCCGAGTCCTCGAGCTGCGCCACGAGCACGGCCGCGGCCCGCTCCGCTGCGGCGCGGAGAGTCTCGCGAGCGGCGGCGACGGCGTCCCGGTGCTCCGCGGCGCGCGCGGCCCGCTCCGCTGCCACGGCCTCCACGGCCTTGTGATGGACCCATCGCGAGACAGTCTCCCGGGCGACGCCGAGACGCCGTGCGATGTCCGAGACGGTTAGGCCCTCCGAGTGCAGTCGCGCGGCCTCCAGTCGACCGCCCTCCCCGGCGCGGCGAGCGTGATCCGGCGTGGTGACCCGTGATGTCACACTCCCGGTCGCAGACGCAGGCTTGCGCTCGTTTCCGCCGTGCTTTCGCGGGTTTGAGGTGTGATCACGCGCGGTCACGGTCCACCTCCTCCGCGGGGGACTCTGGCGGGGCGACCTCCGGCGAGGCGGAGCGGGCGCGGGCCTCCCATTCCAGCGCGGCCTCCGCCCACGCCCATCCCTCCGAGGAGCGGAGGCGGGCGGCGCGCCACTCCGCGGCGAGGTCTGCCTCCAGGCGGACGCGGGTCGCGAGGCCGTGATGGTCGGACTGCAGGCGAGCGAGCGAGTCTCGGAGGCCGTCGACCTCCGCGCGGAGCGCCGCAAGCTGAACTTCGAGGGTGGAGAGGCGATGGGTCACTGGAGGTCTCCGGAGGAGGAGGAGGGAAGGGAGTCAGCCGTCACGTCGCACCGTCCTCGAGGGGCCCGACGGCGCGGGCGAGGGAGCGGGAGGAGGAGGCGCGAGGAGCGCCGCGAGGAGCCGCTCCCGAGCATCGGGCGTGAGGGCGCGGGCGAAGGCCGCGACGTGGTCCGCGGGAGGAGCTGGAGCGGGCCCGGGCCGCGCTGGCGGGAGGAGCTCTCCCGAGTCGAGCTTCTTCCGACACGTCCAACACGCGCCGCGGCGCGCGGCGGGCAACGCGCCGCAGAAGACGCAGAGTTGCGGGCTCACGGTTTATGTCCTCCGATCCGGATGGTGACCCCGAAGTGGCCTCGCGATTGGCGCACGGTCCACCGCACGAGGTCAACGGCTCCATCGTCGACCTCTAGCCATGCCGCGACGGCGTCCCGCACTCCCTTGGCGGAGGCGGTGGCGTTGTCATCGTCCAGCGTGCGCGGGCCGACGCGCACGATTTCGACGTGCCATGGCGGGCGCGGAGGGATCGGGCACCCCTCGAGCGCCGCGAGCGCACGGGCGACGACCTCGCGCTCCTTCGCGCGCATCACGGCCGCGGCGAGGCGGTGGAATCGGGCGTTGGGCGAGAGGAGGAGGGCGAGGCCCGGGAGGTCGACCGCGATTGCTCCGCCCTCCCATCGGGCGGTCCCGTGCACGGTCGGGCTCCTCGAGGAGCGCGCGCGCGGGCCCGCTGGAGCGCGGAGAGCTGCGGCGGAGCGAGGGTCCGTCTGCCTCGCGGCGAGGGCCTCGCGCTGGCGCGCGGTGAGGCCGGAGATGGCGTCCTTCACGCGGACCATGCGTCCTCCGCAACGTCAATTCCGCCCATCGCTCCGGCGTCCGCAAAGCGCGCGGCCTCCGCGATCCACCCAAGCGGGAGCTCCTGCGGTGCCAAGCCGTTGCGCTGCTTTTCGACCAGGAGCACCGGCCGCGCGCGGTCTCCCTCCTCCCGGTGGAGGAGGAGGATCACGTCCGCGTCCTGCTCAATCGCGCCGGACTCCCGGAGATCGGCCATCGTCGGGCGACGTTCTTTTTCGGCGGCTTTGCGATTCAGCTGCGAGAGGGCGAGCACCGGGCACCCGAGCTCTCCCGCGAGGGCCTGGAGCGCCCGGGAGACCTCCGCGACCTCGCGCTCCCTCGAGTCCGACCGCACCTCTGCCCGGAGGAGCTGCAGGTAGTCCACCACCACGAGCGAGACCCGGCCGTGCTGCGCCGCGGCGCGGAGGGCGAGGCCGCGGACGGCGGAAGGGCGGAGGTCGCGGCGGTCCACCACGAGGAGCGGGAGCCGCGCGACGGCTCCCAACGCGCGTCCGTAGCGATGCACCTCCGCGTCGCGGAGGGCGCGGTCTCGCACGCGCTGAAGGGAGAGCGGAGGCGCGGAGCCGTCGCTCCCGAGGAGCACTCCCGCGCGGGCCGCGAGGTCACGGCGCGGCATCTCGAGGGAGAGATACAACACGCACCCGCCGGTGCCCTCGCACCGGCGCGCGGCCTCGAGGGCGAGGAGGAGGGCGAGGGCGCTTTTGCCAACGGACGGCCTTGCGCCGAGCACGACGAGCTGGCCCGGCCACAGACCTCCCGCGAGGGCCCGGTCGAGGTCTCGGAGACCCGTCCCGACCACGTCCGAGGGCGCGTCTCCGAAAAGCCGCGCCTCCTCCTCCTCCACGGCGGAGGCCAGCGACTCGAGCTCCGTGGTGCTGTCCTCCGCGGCCGCGTCGACCACGGCCCGCGCGAGGCCCGCAAGATCCTCCTCTCCCGGCGTCCGCGCCCGCGCGGCGCACCGGGTCGCGGCCGCGATCACGGCCCGCGCCCGCGCGTCCCGGCGCACGATTGCGCCCCATGCCTCCGCCGCGGAGAGCGACACCACGTCATCCGTGAGCTCTCCGAGGGCCTGCGGCCCGCCGATCGTGTTGAGTCGCCCCCGCGACCGGAGCTCTGCGGCGAGGAGCACCACGTCCAGCGGGCCCCGCGCGAGGACGGCCGCGGCCGCGCTGAAAATCTCCGCTCGCACCGGGTCGCCGAAGTGCCCCGGCCGGAGGTCCGCCGCGAGGCGGTGCGCGAGGCCTCCGGCTCCGCCTCCGTCTAGGAGGAGGGCCGCGAGGACTCCCCTCTCCGCCGCGGCATCGCAGGGCCCCGCGGCCGTCTCGTGCTCGTGCTCGTGCTCTCCCATCGCTCTCACCTCTCCGCGGCCCTCTCCGCCGCTCTCCGTGCTCGTGCCGCGGCCAACGCGGCCTCCGACTCCTCGCGACTCACCGGCGCGTTCGCCAGCGCCGCGCGCCGCGGCTCCGCCGAAACGGCCGCACTCTCGCGCCAGCGCGTCACGCCGTCAACTAACATCCGCGCTCGACAGTCGCGGCCCAGAAAGAATCCCACCGTGAGCGAGCGCCGCCCCTTCGCGGGCTCGGACCGCGGCCACAGCCTCGCCGCGCCGTCTCCCGCGAGGGCGCGACCGAAGGCCTCTAGCTCCGCGCCGACGATCCCAAGGTCCGCCAGCGCGGTCGCGAGGGCCACCTGGTCCGCCGCCGCCGCGAAGGGGCCCACCCGTCCTCCGCTGGCGCGGGCGAGAACCTCGAGCGGGTTGTCCCGCAGTGCAGGTGCCGCCGGTGCCGTCGGTGCCGTCGGTGCCGCCTCCTCCTCCTTTCCCTCCGGGACGGGACGGGACGGGGCTTCGACGCGTGCTTCGAGTGTGCTTGCGCTTTGCTTCCCGTCGTTTGAGGCTTTTGCTTCGTGCGTTGCTTGCGCTTTGCTTCGTTGCTTCGCGCCTCTCGTCTCACCCGACCTGATTCCGCCGAGCCGTCCAGCCTCCGATCGCTTCTCCTGCAGCGCGGCGCGCCGCGCCTTGACCTCCTCCGCGGTCGGGTTGTGCTCGTGGAATCCGCGCACCGTCCAGCCACCCTCCGGATGGGTCTCCCAAGCGCCGACGCGCACGAGCGCCGAAGCGGACTCCTCCGCCGTGCGCTTGCGCGTCAGGACCGCAAGCGCCTCCGCCGGAAGACGACCGTCGGTGAGGTGTCGGTTGCACCACACGAGCGCGCGCACGTGCAGGTTGGCCGCGTCCTCACCAGCCACGAGCATCCGCGGATGGTCGAAGATCCCGTCGTCCAGTTTGGTCCACGTCACCGCGCAGACTCCTCCGCCGTGCGCGCGCGAGGGGTTGAGAGGTGCTCTCGGACGAGCCTCCGGACGATCGCAGCCCGCGACGTTCCAGTGCGCTCCGCCTCCGCGTCGAGGAGGACGCGGTCTCTGTCTGCCAACATGATCGGAGTCGGTCTCATGCCGCAGTTATATCGGTCTTGCGCTGGACGTGTCCAGCAAAACCGCGAGGCCCTCGAGGGGGCGCCGGTGGCGGGGGCGCTGGGAGGTTCGGACTCCGCCGCGCGTCCGCGTCCGGCGACCGCTCGAGGGCCCGGGAGGAGGAGGGTTAGGGGTCGAAAAGCGATCCCTGCCGCGGCGCGATCGATGGGCGAAGGCAGTGCGGTGATAGCCACAGTCGCTCCCGATGCTGCTGTGTGCCCCTCGCGGACTGTTGGGCCATGCCGCCTTTCAAGAACCCTTCCCGGTACCACTCGACCGCGGTCCATCCGAGCTCCTCGAGCTCCTCGTGCTCCGTGTCGTAGCCCGCGAGGACGATGCGGTGCTTGGGGTTGTCCCCGTTGACCTTGCACCACCGCCTCACGTCGCTGGCAATGGTGCCGCTGTCCGACGCATAAAGACCTCCCGTACGCACCTCATCCGCATATGGCGGGTCGAGGAAAACGCCCGCGTGTCCGCCTTGTCGCACCGGCAGGGTCTGCAACGCGCCGCTGGTACACGCGCGCGTCCAGTCCCCATTGAGCACGCGGACGTGTCGCAGCCGCGCGGACAGGAACCGCAGCCAACGGGTGAGCTCTGGCATCGTCATCGGGTGAAATTCCGACTCCGCTCCCACGCCCTCCTCTCGCAGCTGCGGACGGTTCACGCCGCGGCCGTCGTCGCCGAGGTGCGGGAGCTGCCGTGCGACACCCTCCTCGCGCGTCCCGGCGTGGTTCACACCTCGGCCGTTGTTGCCGAGGTGCGGGAGCTTGCGATGGACACCACCGCTCTTCGACCGCTTCGTGATTCGCCCATCGTCACCGACGATCCACGGCCCGGCACCGCTGCACCATCCGCTGCCGATCCAGCAGGATTGCCCCCACGCCCACCAGCCCGCCATCTTCGCGTCGAAGAAATCGGGATCGGCCATGAGCCGCTCCGCGTTGCCCGCCGCGCGCCACGCGAGGAGGGCGAGGTGTCGCGCGTGAAGATCGGCCTCGCACACGGGCCACGAGGCGGCCTCCGCGACCGCATCGGGGTCGCGTGCGATGGCGCGCCAGGCGTTGCAGAGCAGCCCGTCGAGGTCGTTGACGGTCTCCGAAAAATAGGTGCGGTTTGCGGTGTGCGGACGACGCAGCAGCACCGCGAGCGAGCCCGCGAATGGCTCAACGTAGTGGTCAACGTCGCCTAGCGCGGCCCACACGGCGGGGGCCGCGTCGGCTTTGCCGCCGAACCACGGCCACGGAGTTTTTTCGAGGCTAATGAGAGTCATCGGTCGTCCCTCCGCGCGTCCCTCCGCGCGATCGCCAGCGCCCGCCACTGCGGGCAGTCGCGGTGTTTTCCGGTCGGATCGTCCCAAGTCCCCTCGCGGCGCCGCGATGGCGTCCAGCCCGCCTCGAGGAGCTCGAGCGCCTCCGGCGAGGTGAGGGTGGAGGAGGTCAGTCTCGAGCTCCTCCGCGGTGGCGCGGCCGACGGCCACGCGCTCGAGGAGGAGGGCCACCTCCGCGCGACGGAGGGCCTCCTCCGACAGACCCGCGGCCACGGCCGGTCGCGGGGCCGCGAGACGCGCCGCGAGGCGGTCCCGGAGCGCCTCGAGGACTGCGGCGACGTCCTCCGCGGTCACGCTGCCACCTCCCGCGGGGCCCGCGCGGCGACAGTCCCAGGGCGACGGCGGAGGGCGAGGAGGAGGCGATCCCACTCCTCCGGCGTGTGGCGGTCATTCCGACGGATGCCAGCGGCGCTCGCTCCTCCCGGCGGGAGGTGGCGCATCCCGAGTCGGTCGCACGCCTCGCCCAGAGTCTCGAGCCCGCACCACCACGCGACCGCCAGGTCGACGGTGCCCGACTCCACCCGCCGCGGGTACTTCTTTCCTGCGTTCGCTCCGAAATGCGTGCGCACCGGACGGAGCGAGGGATTGGGGAGCTCCGCGCGCTCCTCCAGAGCAAACCCCTGATAATGGGCGTTCCACGCGGTCAAAATCCTCCGGAGGAGGTCGCGGGAGTACCCTGCGCGCCGCGCCGCGGCCGCGGGCGATTCGTAGCCTTGCCAGCGGAGGTGACCGATCCCGAGTGAGTCGGCCTTCTTTCGAATCGCGTTCCAGGTCCGCCGGAGCTGCTGTCGCAGCGTCCGCTCGGAGGTCGACGGCCACAGCTCCCGGAGGAGCTTTTCGTCCTCGCGCGTCCATCCTCTCGCGCCCCGACGAGTCCCGGGCCGGAGGCGATCGGCCTGGCATCGGATGGACTGCAGCGTCCGGTTCGGGAAGGCCGCGAGGAGCTCCGACCGTGAGGTGACCGCCCACCGGCCGGAGATTGCGAGGGAGCGGAGGCGAGAGACCTCCTCCTCCGTCCAGCGGCGGGCCTTCACGCCGACCCTCCGATCCTAGGAGCCCGCTCCCATCCGACCGCGGCGACGGCTCCGCCGGTGAGCTCCTCGAGACGGAGGCGGAGCGTCGCGCGCGGGCGCGCCGCGCCCCGACGCCAGTTGCAGACGGACGTTGCGGAGACAGAGAGAGCGCGGGCGATCGATTCCGCGCGGCCGCGTTCGGCCGCGCACCACGCGTGGAGCTTGGATGCCGATTTCGTTCGAGTCATGCCGCTTGCCTAACCCATTGGGGCCGGAACGTCAATCAACTTTTCAGTTGACGTCGCGCTCGTGTGGGGTTAGGAATTGGGACAGGAGAGCGACGGATATGGAACTGCAACACGACTACGCGGATGGGTGCGGGTGCGACGGGTGCGTGGAGACGCACGAGGAGCTCTGTCAGTGGGCGGACGCGCGGCGCGCGGCCGACCTCGCGTGGAGGCTGGAGCACGAGACGGCGGAGGAGCCCGCGCGGGCCGTCCTCCGCGCCCGGGCGCAGCACGTCCCGGCGGTGGAGGTGGAGCTGTGACGCGCGGCGGATTCCGGGAGCGGGTCGCGGCCTACGGCCTCCTCGCCGCGGCCCTCGAGGACGTGGGCGCGGAGCGTCGGGAGCGGGCCTTCGACCGCGAGGAGCTGGCGGAGCACCTCCTCGAGCGGGCCCCGCGACCGGACTGGACGGCGCGCGTGCGCCGGGAGGCCGGACTGTGAGCCTCCGCTGGTGTCGGGTGTGCTATTTGGAGGACGGGTGCCACGAGGACGCGGAGATGCTCTGCGACGCGTGCGCCGACGATGTGGCCGCATGCGGGGAGCACGAGTGCCCGTGCGAGTGCGGCCCCTGTCTCGTGCGGGAGGACGCGCGGAAGACGCTCGAGGAGGTCGGCGGAGCCTCCGTCGACTCGCTCTGGGAGGTCCGGCGGGCGCGCGAGGAGGGCGTGGAGGAGGAGCGGGCGGGCGATTCGCGCGAGGCCACCACGCTGGCGCGATGGCTCCGCGCCAACCGGCCTTCGCGGCGGTGGAGGCGGTGAGGCGCGTCGCTCACCAGCTCGAGCTTTGGGTTCCTCCTCCTCCGCCCGCGCTGGAGGCGTTGGCCGTGGCGATCGCTCCCGCGCACGAGCTCCTCGAGGAGCTCCGCGCGGAGGCGAGAGAGGCGCGGCACGACGCGCGATGGTGGCGGTCGGAGGGCAAGCGTCTGGCGGAGGCCGCGCTCGAGCATCTAGAGCGCCCGTCGGAACGCACCGCGGAGATGCTTCGCGTGTGTGCGCAGGTCATGCGTCGACGGCGGGATCGCACGGAGATTGACGCGGATTCCGCGTTGGGAACGATGGAGGACTGAATGGACGAGTTGGAGAGAGCGGAGAGAATCGTGGCGATCGCAAACCGCGTGCGCCGCGCCAGCGGCGGATTTTTGAAGTTCGGCCTGGCGGACGCGGAGAGTGCCGGAGCCGGATGGGTCGTGCTCGTGCGGCGGGACGGCGGTCGCGCGGACAACGTCCAGGCGGAGAGGGATGCGGCATTCCTCGAGCACGTGCGCGAGGACGTGGCGTTTTTGCTGGACGAAATCGAACGGCTGAAAAGGGAGGCCGAGAATGAGTGATCGGGCAATTGCATACGTGAAGGCGATGGCGCGCGAGGTGTCAGACGACGCGACGCTCGGACGTCTCGTGCGAATCGGGCTCCTCGAGGATGAGGCGCTCGGATGGATCGTGCGACAGGCCGCGCTGGCGCGCGTGACCGGCCTGCCGGGAGACCTCCCGCTCCTCCGGTGGGGCGCGGAGGCGGATCCCGCTCCGGCGACCGCCACGGCTCCGCCGCTCGAGGAGGACGCGGCGCGGCACGCGCCGGAGGAGGAGGACGCGGAGACCCTGGACGATTGGTGTCGGAGGGTCTCGGAGTGGCTCGAGCTCCAGCCGGACGCGCGGTGGCGCGGGACCGCTCCGGAGCTCGTGGTCGCGGTGCCAGGCTATCCGGGGGCGACGCTCCGAAGTCTCGGCACGCGTCTCGGACGCCTCACGGCCACGGGCCAGCGACGATGCGGGATTCGCGTCCTCGCGAGAGAGTGGTGCGGGCCGAAGGTCGCGACGTACACGCTCACCTCGCGGTGAGGTCTGCCGGGCGGTGTCACCCGTCGAGTGACACCGCCTCGCTCTCCGCGGACGGCCGCGGAGTCGGACGCGCCGGTGGAGGCGCGATCCCGTGATCCCGGCAGAGCTGCGACGAGACCCATGCCACAAGGTCGCGGTGCCGCGACGCAAGGTGCGACTCTGTCGCGGCCCTCTCGTCGGCCGCACGCGCCGCCAGAGCGGCCTCCAGCGCCCCGTGGTGGGCCCGGCAGAGGGCGGGGTCGCCCTCCGGGTCCGTCTCCGTCTCCCATCGCGGGAGGAGGCCCGCCAGCGGCCTCCAGGGGCGGAGCTCCGGCAGGGCGCGGGTCGCCGGGGAGGAGCACCCCCGCGCGCGGCACTGCGGCTCCTCGCGGTCGCCAGGGCCCGGCGCGGAGGAGGGCGCGGAGGGCCGACGGCGGGCCACGGAGGCCCACCGCACGATGGCCACGCCCACCACGAGGAGCGCGAGGGCGAAGGCCAGCTCCGGCCGACTCACGAGCTCGCCGCGAGTTCGAGCGAGCGGAGCGTGCGCGGACCCACCACGCCGTCCGGCTCGAGGCCCTGCGAGGCCTGCCAGTCCTCCACCGCGGACGGGCCGAAGCCCACGCGGGCGCGGAGCGCGCGCGCCAACCGCAGGGCGTCGCGGGCGACGCCGTGATCCCAAGAGCGGGGGAAGGCCCAAAGCCTGCCCGTCCGCGCGACGGAGAGGCCCCACACGAGGGCTCCGAGCGAGTGGCCGTGGCCCTGCAGATAGGGACTCCAACTCTCGCCCCACGGGGCGGTGCCGGGCGGGCACGCGCCCTCGCGCACGAGTACATCCCACTGGCCCGCGGACCATGCGATGCGGCGCTCGAGCGTGCGTTGCGATGCCGTCTGTCCAGGCGCGGCGGGATAGTGCTGCGGCGCGTGAAGGTCGACGTGTGCGAGCACGGAGCGGGGGACCGCGAAGCTCCTCACGCCGTCGTGAGAGGTCCAGGCGAGCGCGCCAGCGAAGCCCATCCGCGACGCCTGGAGCACGGCCGTCCCCAAAGTCGCGAGGCGGGCCCTCTCGCGGGAGTCGCCCGCGGCCGAAGTCCAGTCGCCTGCGACCGTGCCGCTGGAGGCTCCCTCGCCGTTCCACTCGAGGACTTCAACGGCGGCGTCCGCCGCGATCCGCGCGACGCGCGAGACCTCGAGGAGCACGGTCGCGCGGCCGCGCTCGAGGTCCATGCGGGACAGGTAGTTGGCCGGGCAGGCGAGCCACACGCGGAGGTGCGGATGGCGCGCGCGGAGCTGCTGTGCCGCGCGCACATCGCTGGCGTCGGCGTGCGTGTGGAGCGTGACGTGATCCGACGCGCGGAGGAGCTCCGCCGCCTCCGGCGACTCGAGGAGCGGGAGGAGGTCCGAGCCCGGGCCAGGGTCGTAGACGGTGAAGCCGACCCCGGGAGCGACGACGCGATTGCTCACGGGTCCACCGCCTCCGCGGACGCGTCGCGTGAGGTCGGGCACCCGCAATCGCACGCTGGCGCGCGGCTCGTGCGCTCGAGCTCCTCCGCCAGCGCGGCCACGCCCGCGAGGGCTTTGAGGGCGATCGGGAGAGCGGACGCGCCGCACCCGGGCAGGAGGAGGGCGAGGGCGAGGAGGAGGGCGAGGGCGCGGGTCATCGGGCCAGCCATGTCCCGTGGCGGAGCGACTCGAGCGCGGGCGCGAGGAGGAGCGCCACTCCGGCGCGCGGACTTCCGCCGCCGTTGCGCGCGGCGGTCGCGGCCTCGAAAAGGTTGTGGGGACGGACGCCCGCCACGAGGAGGATCGCGCCGGTGGTCGCAACGTCCAGCTTGCCGCGGAGGGCGAGCACGACCACGGCCACGAGCGCGCCAGCGTAGATGATCCTGTCGGCCACCACGCGGATGCGATCGCGCCACGGGTCGGGAGCGCCCGGCAGAGCGAGCGAGGGGAGCGCCTCGAGCGGCGGGCGTTCGGTCGGCGGAGCGACCGGCGTGGTGGCCGCTGGAGCTGGAGGAGGAGGAGGAGGGAGCACGTGCGGCCTCGAGGGTCGGCGTGAGGGGAGGAGCGACGCCACGCGCGACACGAGGTCGTCGGGCTCAAATGGCTTGGCGAGAAGCTGCCAGCCGAAGGCCTCCGAGACCTGACGCGCACGCTCCTCCTCCACGCCCGACACCACGAGCACGGGAGCGCCGCACTCGCGGAGTCGCTCGTGGAGGGCCGCGGAGGGCGCGTCCAGTGCGAGGTCGAGGATCACTGCCTCCGGCGTCGAATCGTCCAGCGCGGCAAGCGCCGCGGCGACCGTCCCGGCCTCGCGCACGTCATGGCCGTGGGCACGGAGGAGCGAGGCCGCGGCGACGCGGATGGACGCCTGGTCTTCGATGACGAGGAGTCTCACGGCAGGAGCTCCGTCCAGTGGCCGGGCTGGAGCGTGGCGCTCCACGGGACGCGCGTGACGTGCGTAATGTCCGTGGGATTGCACACCACGAGCGAAACCGTCTCGTCGTCGGGAAAATCAGGGTTTTCCGCGCGAGTCTCCGCCACGATCGCGAGGCGCGGGATCGTGGGCGCGACGGCGAATGCGTAAGCGACGTGCGTTCCGATTTTGATCACGGTGCGCTCCCCAGAATGCGGGCCTGAACGTTACGCCATTCGCAGGTGTAGGTACCCGATCCTGCCGCGGTTCTGCCCATCCGCACCTGGATGCGATTCAGCCACCCTCCGGCGAGAGTCGCGACCGTGGTCGCCGCGGTGGCCGCGACCGTCCAGGAGGTCGGCGGAGTGCTCGTGGCGGACGTTCCGTAGCTCGCGCTGGCATAGCTCGGCGTCACCACGAGTCGAACCCACGAAGAGCCCGTAAACACAACGGCGTTTGCGCCAGTCGCCGCTTGAAGCGTCAGGCCAGCGCCATCGCCCTTGTAGAGACCGACGCCCGCATTGTCGAAAACCAAAACCATGAAGCCGTAATTGATGTTCTCGTCGGCCAACATCAACGCGGTGTGCCACACAGTCGGCGGCGGGATCGTGCTCGTGACCACGAAACGGCCAATGATTTCGACGTTGGGGCTTTCGGGTGTGCAGATCGTCGCGCGGTGTTGCCGCACGAGCCCGCCGGACGTGACGCCAAGCGTGGTCACCCCGCTCGCGCGAGAGATCGATCCCGAACTGATTACGTCAGTCCAGCCAGAGTCGAGGGTGAATTCGCTTCGCGCATTGAGCGAGGCGTTCACCGCAGCGACGCTGCGATCCGCCGAGAGGTCGAGCCCGCCGAAGGTGCGCGAGGTCTGAACCGCTCCGACAATGCGCGAGTCGTCGCCCGCGGCGACCTTGCCCGCGCCGACGCCCACGTTTAGGAGCGCCGCACCGCCGAGGCCCATCGCCGTGCGAAGGTCCGCGTCGGAGCGATCCGCGGAGAGGTCGAGCCCGGCCACGGTTCGATTCGACAACACATTGAAGCGATTGCTCATGTCCTCCTCCTCCTCACCCGACAATCCATCGTGCGGTCCAGTCAATCGTGGTCGCGGCCGCGCCAGTGACGCGGAGCCGGACGCTCGTGCCGGACACGTCGACCGCGACCGTCCAGGCGGTCGCTCCGTCCGTGGGCCCGGTCACGATCGCGCCACCGCCCTCGAGCGTGACGGTGCCCGCGGCGTTGCGCGCCGTCGCGAGGAGCTCCCACCCGCACGAAGCGGCATAGGTCGACGTGATCGCGGTCACGAGGAGCTTGATGCTCACGGCTGAATTCGTCGCGACAGAGTATGACCCGCACGTGGTCGTTGTCGCATTCGTCGTCGTCGTGCCAGTGCTCGTGTGCGTGGCCCACGGGAGCGACGACCACACCGGAGCTCCGCCGGAGACGGAGAGCACCTGTCCCGTCGACCCGATCCCTAGCCGCGCGTCGACACCGCCCGCGCGCGTGTACAAATCGCCGTTGGTGGTGAGAGGCGAGACGGAGCCCGCGGCCGTGGGCTCCCATCGCGAGGTGCTGCTGTTCCACGCGTAGACTTGGCCGTTTGTCGGGGCCGTCGTCGCGAGAAGTCGACCGCGGAAGCTGCCCGCGTCTGCCAGCGTGGCGGGCGAGTCGAGCGCAACATAGGCACCGCCAGCGGGGTCGGACGCGCGGCCGCTGGAGAGGCCAAACCCGTTGCCCGCGAGGTGCCACGCTCCGCCGTCCCAAACGGCCCCGTAGAGCGCGGCTCCGAGCGTGCTCGTGTCGACCGGGACGGTGATCGCGCGCCAGCTCGTGAGGTCGTTGGAAACCCACGCCCACGGAGCGCGCGTGGAGGTCGCGATCCAAACGCCCTCCGCCCATCGGAGCGAGGTGATCCGCGACGGCGCGGAGGTCTGCGCGATGGCCGAAAAGCTCGTGCCTCCGTCCGTGCTGCGAAAGATGTCGACGGAGGTGCTCTGCCCGCTGCGCCACGCGACGACTTCGCCAGTGCCGGTGGCGGCGTCGCCCGCAGTGAGCTGCCACGTGCCCGCGCCGGGCGCGAGCGATGTGGTCTGCGTGAAGGACGCGCCGTCGCCGCTTGTGAAGATCTCCCCATCCTGCGAGACCCAAACGAGCTTCGATCCGGTCGCGGCCACGTCACGGCCGTTGCCGGTCGGTGTGGTGGCGAAGGCCGCGTCGGCCCACGTCGCTCCGAGATCGGTCGAATAGACCGCGCGCGTCGCACAAGCGGCCACGATGTTGCCGCTCCCGAGACGTGCGAAGGCCTTCACCTCCGTCGGGGTCGCGGGCA